CTATGGTACAAAATTAATTGCACTTATTTATAATGGTAAGTGTTTTGAATGGGACGCTTCTGCACTTAATGCAGTAAACACCAGAGCTACATTACTTGCGAATGCACCAACTGCATCTAGACATGTGTTAGTATCTACACCGGACAGACACCTAGTATTTTTTGGCACAGAAACAACTGTAGGAACTTCATCAACTCAAGATGATATGTTTTTACGTTTCTCTGATCAAGAAAATATTGATGGTACAGACGCCTACACCGTAAAAGCAGAAAATAATTCTGGTACTCAAAGGCTTGCTGATGGTTCTAAAATTATGGGTGCTATTAAAGGTAGAGATGCTATCTATGTATGGACCGATACAGCACTATTCTTAATGAAATTTGTAGGTGGAGATTTTGTATTTGCCTTTGAACAAGTAGGTACTAACTGTGGATTGTTTGGTAAAAATGCTTGTATTGAAGTTGATGGTACGGCTTATTGGATGTCAGAGAATGGTTTCTTTACATACGATGGTCAGTTAAAATCTATGCCTTGTCTTGTAGAAGACCATGTCTATGATGATATAAATGCTACATCTAGAGACCTTATTAATGCAGGACTAAATAATTTGTTTGGTGAAGTAAGTTGGTTTTATTGTACAGCAGCATCAGATCAAATTAACAGAGTAGTTACTTATAACTATCTAGACTCATCACCTAAACGTCCTATATGGACAACAGGTACTTTACCTAGAGCAGCGTGGCAAGATTCTGCAGTCTTTGATAAACCACACGCAACTTGTTATAAACCTGCTGATGATGCATCATCAGATGTTATTGGTAATACAGACGGAAGTACGATATACTATAATCAGGAAACAGGGACTGATCAAATTAATGCAGGAGGAGATGTGACTGCTGTAATTGGTACTATTACTTCTGGAGATTTTGACATTACCCAACGTAGAAGTAATACAGGACAAACTGTAGGAATGCCTGATATTAGAGGAGACGGTGAATACATTATGAGAATTAGTAGATTTATACCAGATTTTATTTCGCAAACAGGGGACACTGCAGTTAAATTTAAAACAAGATTGTATCCAAACAGTAGCGAAACTACTACAAGTTTTACTTGTGACTCTACTACAACTAAAAAAGATGTAAGAGTAAGAGCTAGACAAATTGCATTAGAAGTTGCAAACACAGGAACTTCTCAAGATTGGAAGTTAGGAACATTTAGATTAGATATACACCCAGGAGGAAGAAGGTAATGGCTACAGACCAAGAGATACGAGACGCAGGTTTTAAATATATTCCACAACAACAGTATTTACAGAATCCTTTTGAGTTACCTGCAGCCGATCCTGTAACCGACCAAGGTATCGTTGCAACTAATGCTTTTACTGGCGGGGGTGGAGATAATAACATAGGTGGAAATTTATTTGGTTACGGCACAGCAGTTCAACCTGGTGATAAAAGTGTGTTAACGTCTGGACCTTTTGCAGGACAATCTGGTTATTATAATTCTTTAAATTATACAGGCGGTCTTCCTGGAAATGTAAATCAAAAAGGACCGGGTAGATTCTTTCAATACGATAATTCAGGAAATTTGTATAAAGACTACAGTATACAACCTGAAAAAGAATTACCTAGTTGGATGAAGATGGGTCTAGCTGTTCTTCCTGGTGGAAAATTTTTAGGAAATTATATGGAAAATAAAATGAATCCATTGGGACCTGTGACACAAGAAGACATAGATAAAAGTCAAGGTGGTTCATACGGTATTGCAGGATTAAATGATACACAAAAACAATACTATGATGCTTTATCAAGTCAGGGATTCTTGTATGATGGGCCTGGTGGTATGAAAACATTAGACGGTAAAAATTTTAGTCAGGTAGATGAAGATACAATTAATGATTATTTTCAAGGTAAGGTAGACAAGTATGGAAGCATTGAAGAATATGAAGATTATATTAGTCAAGACCCTCAAAGAAGAAAAAATTTAGGTCTTATTTTAAATCAATACAAAACTCTTCAAGGTATTAATGAATTTAATTACAGAGATAACCTTAGAGATATAGGTGCAAGTAATATAGATGAAGCCGCGTTTGCAGGTCAAGGTGGTGATAAAGCTGCTCAAGCTTCTCAAAAAGCAAAAGATGCTGCTACAGTTGCTCAAGCTTATAGAGATTTTGATGCAGGTCGAGATGATGGTTATTCTGATGGTAGTGCAGGTCAACAGTCTGATGGCTCTTACAATGATCCGTTTGATCCAGGTGGCGGAGAAAAAGATGGTGGGTTTATTGACGGCACAAATAGAAGACCATTTGCAAACGGAGGACTGGCAAGTATTTTATAATGGCAAAAATTGTACAATCATTAACTAGAGCTGAACCAGAATACAATCAAACTAACTTACAATCATTGGTCAGGGATCTTGATTCAGTAATAAAAAAATTAAACACAACGTTTCAACAAGAAGTAAAACAGGAGATAGAAGCTAAAAGTTTCTTTTTAGAATAGTGGCAGTAGTAAACCAATATAAATTTGTAGGTAAAGATAATGACACTACAGGAAATGCTTTAACTGTTTTTGCAGCAGGTAAACCAGAAGTTAATGAAACTATAATTATTAAATCTATACTAGTCACATCTGCTGGTACACCTACAATAACGGTTTTAAATAATAGTATTACAGCTATTAAATCAGTACAGTTGACAGCTAATACAACTAAAGAATTACTAACCCAGCCCCTAATAGTAGAAGGTGGATCAACGTTTACAATACAATCCAGCAATACAGACTCGTTTGATTATGGAGTTAGTTTTTTAAACATTAAAAAGGAGAAAATAGATTAATGGAATTATTACATGCTAAAGTAGAAGAAACTTACAGACATAAGGAAACAGGTGAAGTTTTTAAGGAAAGAAAAGACTGGGAAGCCAAGGGTTATAAGGCAGAAGAGATGGCACAGGACGTAAAAGTTATAATGCCTCCTCTTGATTTATTTAGTAAAACCAAGTAAACATAGGAATTAAGGTAAATTTATGGCAATATCTAGAATGCAAGAACCCCAACAAATACAATCAGGAATAGGTTCCTTACAGGACCCTAGACAAGGTTATTTCTTAGGTAAACTTGTAAAGAAAGCTGGGCGTGCTGTAAAGAAAATTACTAAAAGTCCTCTAGGTAAAGCTGCGTTATTGGGATTAGGTGCTTACTATATGCCTGGTTTAGGTATTAAAGCACAAGGTGGTTTTGGTTCTCTTTTAGGTAAACTTAAAAGTGGTGAAGGTTTTATGGGTGGACTTGGAAACATGTTCAGACATGACCCTAAATTAGGAACTGGTTCTAAATTTAGTATGGGTAAAATGTTAATGGGTGGCCTAGGTGCTACAGCTCTTGCAGCTCCATTCTTAATGGGTGGTGATGACGAGGAAGAAGTAACAGATGTTATGGACCCAAGATTACAGGTTCAACGTGCAAAAAATTATTACAGCGGTGCAGGTGATGCAGGTGCTGGTTTAGATTTCATGCCACAGAAAAAATATGTAATGCAAAATTTCTATGCAGCTGATGGTGGTCGAGCCGGTTATGCTAACGGTATGTTAGTGGATGATGAAGAAGAAGAATACATTAGATCAGGTGCAGGTCAATCAAGAAGACAACAACAAACATTTTTAAACATGGGTGGCGGTGCAGGAGAAGCACAAGCAGAACAAATGCTTATGATGGAATATGTTAAATATAAAAACAAAGGTGGTAATTTATCTTTTGAACAATTTGTAAAAGCAGTAATGCAGGCATCACAACAACCAGAAGGTGCAGGTATGGAACAACCAGAAGCAGTTCAAATGGCAGCTAATGGTGGGTTGATGACTGCAGTACCAGGATATGGAAAAGAACCTGGCACTAATCAATTTGACTATCCTAGTGGTGGCGAAGAAGTTAGAGTCGGCAAACAAGAAGGTGGTATTATGGAGGCTGAAGCGTCAGAAATGATTGACATGGGTGGCATGGAAAAAGATTATAGAAACGAAGGTGGTTTTGTAGCAATGGGTGGCAAAGAAAGAGCTGACGATGTACCTGCTAGATTAAGTAAGAATGAGTTTGTATTTACAGCAGATGCTGTTAGAAATGCAGGAGGCGGCGATATAGATAAAGGCGCTGAAGTAATGGAAAATTTAATGAGTAATTTAGAACAGGGCGGTGAGATTTCTGAAGAGTCACAAGGTTTAGAAGGCGCACAAGCAATGTATGATCAACAACAAATGTTACAGTCGAGGATAGTATAATGGCAATAGCAGACTTTTTACAACCAGCAGTCGAGGATTACGCTGAACAGGCGAAAGCCACATATTCCGCACCAATAGATACAAGTAAATTTACTGGTAGACAATTTGTTGCTGGAGAAGATCCTTTACAAACACAAGCAATCAACCTTGCACAACAAGGTGTAGGTTCTTATCAACCATTTTTGCAAGCTGCACAAACTGCACAGACAGCAGGGGCCGGGGCTCTGGGACAATCAGCAGCAACAATTGGTGGACTAGGTGCATTAACAGGACCACAAGCTTACCAACCTTTTATGTCTCCGTATCAATCACAAGTTATTGATGCAACGTTATCAGAATTTGATAAACAAAAATTAGGTGGACAACAACAAATCAAAGATGCAGCTGTAGCGTCCGGTAATTTTGGTGGTGGTAGAGAAGGTGCAATGCTTGGTCAGTACAATGC